ACAGCTTTATTTATCTGTCAAGTGCAGCTTTACTTTCGTTTTCCTGGTAGCCCAAAAGCGACCCATAGAGCCGTCCACATAACGATAGGGAGCCCTGCCGGAACGAGCGCCAGCCACTTCAGATCGGAATTGCGTTGCCGCTGGTACTCGTCGCGGACGAGCGCAGCGCGAATATACCCACTCCGATCGGAGCCCGGTGTCGCGTCTAGAGCGGCCATATAATCACGGTTGAACGCAAAGATGGCATGCGCTCGATAGGCGCCGTAGCCAAACCATAGGACCCATGGGAGTGCGACTGCAATGTACAGGCGCAGCAGCATCCTCATGCTGATCTGCTAGGCTTCTTTTGGAAGGCGGTGACCATCCAATCGTCAACCCGCACTTCCGGGCTTTCGGGATCCGGAGGAGGGCCATCGCCGGCGAGTAGCCACGCGAACGTCACCCGCAAAGTCCTCCGCACAGCCGGAACCTTGTCGGCCGTGGGCTGTCCGTCCTTCTTCTCCCAATCATACACGGCCTGCTTTGAGACGCCCGCGGCTTCAGCGAGTTCTTCCTGGCCCATTTTCAGGCGAATTCTGGCGGCGCGGATGCGCTTTCCTATCGACATACCAACAGGATAAAGCACTGCTTTATTTCTGCAATGAAGCTGTGCTTGACTTTCTGGTAAAGCTGTGCTTGACCTAACGTCCATGGCTGACCGCAAAGAAGCTTTGAAGAAGGCAATCGACGCCGTCGGCGGGCTCGCCGGCCTGGCTGATCCGCTTGGCATCACGATGCAGGCTGTGTCGCAGTGGGAAGAAGTCCCGCCCTTGCGGGTGCTCGCGGTCGAGCGCCTTTCTGGCGTGCCTCGGCATGAACTGCGGCCCGATTTGTATCCGGCCGATTTGGAAAGTGCGCGTGCATGATCGCGCGGGAAAACGATGATCGTCCCCATGATTGCCCCCGGCATTTCGTGCGCTGGTGTGATCGCAGCGTAATGTCGCCCCTGCCTCGACACAATCTGAAATTTCCTTGCACTGCAACGCGCGATTCGGTTCCTCCACACGGAACGAACCGAAGAAAATTGCCGCGTTTTGCAGCATTGCTGCGAGTGCCGGCGATATTTTGTGCTGTGCATCTTGCATGTCAGTCACGCGGTTGTGTTCCGGCATCGGGGCGCACGCTGAAATCTCAATCATCCCCCATCCTCCAGTAGCGAGTACGTGCGATGAAATCCGCCGCGCCGGGAACTTTTGCAAATCCGAAATCCGACAAAATGGCCCCACATGCCGACAAAACGGGCCTCAATCACCGGATCGTCGTGAGCAAGATCAGGGACTTGTTCCCGAGAGATACGGTGAAAGCGCTCGCCGCGTGGCTCAAGGTCTCTGTGGACACCGCGCGGCATCGCATCAAAGGCGAGCGCGAGTTCAATCTCGACGAGATCGTGAAGCTGCTGCGCGACGAGCATGGCTTTGAAATTCTGCGCGCGCTGATGTCACGAGCGGAACGCAAGCCGCGCTGGTGGCTCGCTTGTGAGCCGCTGATGGAATTGGCCGACGTCGAGCGCATGGCAGCCGAAGCGCGGCGCCGCGTCCGGCAAGCAGTTCACAATCGAGAAGGGCTGATCGATGCATTGGAGGCAGAAATCCGGCGTGCCCAGGCCGCCGCTCTACACGACGAGGAATTCGCTCGCGCACATGTTGATGCGCTTCGCGCGATGGCTGGCATGGTGGCGGCCAAGCGGGGCTGAATGAACATCACCATAATCAACATCCTCCTCAGCGCCGCGACGTTCTGGCTGCTTGTCGCTGCGGTGGAGAAGCTGGTCAGGATTTTCGAGCGATAGTTTTCTGCGTGGCGCGGCGGGGCCTTATCCGCCAACCACACGAGCATCACCGTGACGACATTGCCGCTAAGCCCGTTTATCGACACGTCGAAGCCATTCACCGCGCCCGAGCGCGACTTTCAGCCGGACCTCGATGCCCTCTGGCATGCGATCGACCCGGCGTCTCCCGATTGGGATGAGCCGTCGCCGATCTTCATCAGCAAGCCGTCGCCGGAATATCTGACCGCGGTCGAGATCGAGCCGCTGCTGCGAACGATCGCGCGGCGCTGACCCTTTCACAACAGGAGACCACGATGGGAAAAAAGAAGCAGGAAGGCAACGGAATCGGTCACAACAGCCAGTTGACCGATGACGAGAAGCGGGCGCTGACGCTACACCACAAGCGCGCGTACGAAGCGGCGGACGCGCTGGTCGAAAAGGCCAAGGCCGATCGCACGGCCATCGCAGACCTCGCCAAGTCCGACCTCGGCAAAGGCGCGCTCGCCGACATTAAGGACATGATCCTCGCCGACAACCCGAAGAAGATGAAGGGCGTGCTCGAGCGGGCGCAGCGCCTGGCGCGGTGGGCAGGCCTGAAGGTCGGCAGCCAGCCGCAGCTATTCGAGGCCGCCGAGATCGACCGGCATGAGGAAGGCAAGACCGCTGGCATGTCCGGCGCCACCTGTGAGCCGCCGAAGAACCTCGCCCAGGATGCCGCCCAAGTTTGGATTGCCGGCTGGCATGAAGGCCAAACCGTGCTGCAGGCCGCGTTCAAGAAGAAGCGGCCGATCGACCCACCGGCGGCAGATCCCGCGCAGATCGACCTGTCCGAGCGCACGGACCTCCAGCCCGCAGGCAATGCCTGATGGTCGACGCGGCCTCCATGCCGTTGATGACCGATCCGCCGTTTGCGGTGCCGCCGGATATTGTGCTCGATCTCCCGGCACCGCCCTCCGTCAATCGTACGCGCAGGATTGACTGGAAGGGCAAGCGGCAACTCACGGCATGGGGGAATGTCGCGGACGCCTACGTGCTGGCAGCCAAGGGGCGATCGCGGAGCCCGCTGGTGTTGCGGAAGATCCAGCGGTTTGAACTCCACATCCTGATCTCCGAAAACCACACCAAGATCGACCTCGATAACGGCCTGAAGGCGCTGATCGACTACCTGCGGCGGATTGAACTGATCGAGGACGATGGGCCGAAGCACATGCGCCGGCTGGTGGTCGAGTGGGGCGCGGCGCGGCATGGCTGCCGGGTGACGGTCAAGCCGCTGCCCGGGCTCAACGACGTGCTGCGCAAGGCGGCGGAACGAGCAGAGAGGCTCGCCTAATGGCACGGATTCGCAGCATTCACCCTGGTATTTGGACCGACGAAGACTTCGCGATGCTGGGCATGGCGTCCCGCGTCCTTTTCTTTGGGATTTGGACCGAAGCAGACGACCACGGCATATTTGAATGGAAGCTGGTGAGCCTCAAGATGAGGATCTTCCCGGCGGATAAGGTCGATCTCGAGCCGCTCCTCGACGAACTGACCACCTTTAATAAGGTGGCAAAGTTCTCCCACGAGGGCCGTGAATACGGCGCGGTTCGTAACTTCTGCAAGTTTCAGAGGCCAAAGAAGCCCTCTTACAAATACATATTGCCGCAGGAGTTCGTAACTTACGTCGGTTCAAGTGACTCCAGTTCGGTACCGGTGGAGAACCAGTTCGGTACTGGTACGGAAATTTCTCCGCAGAGGAAGGAGGAAGGAGGAAGGAGGGAAAGGGATAAGAAGAAAGATTCCGCTGGCGCGGGTTCATCGAAGTACGCATTCGAAAGCGGGGTCATCCGGCTAAACCAGAAAGATTTTGATCTCTGGAAGGCCAGCTATTCCTTCCTCGATGTGCCTGCCGAGCTGCTTGCAATGACAGCGTGGGCCGAGCAGCAGGGAAAGAACTGGTTTCATGCCGTTCCAAATGCGCTTGCCAAGCGCAATCGCGAAGCAAAACTTACCAAGGACCATCTGAAGGAGCAGGGCGGCTTTAAGTGGAACGGCGAAGAGGGCATCATCTGATGGATGACGATCTGGTCGACCTTTCCGTGCCTCCAGGGCTGTATTCGCTGGCCGACTTGCCGCAGCGCGGATCGGTCGCCAAGCAGGCTTTCGGCTCAGGCTGGTACGAGCTCGACCAGATCCTGAAGTTTTACCTTGGCCAGTTCATCGTCGTCACCGGCATTGCTGGTCATGGCAAGTCGACGTTCATGCTCAACGTCCTGCTCAAAATGGCGATGGAACAGGGCATCGGGTCGTTCCTCTACGTGCCGGAAAACGAGAGCCATCTGCGGAGCAAGCTGCGGAAAATCTGGACCGGCACCCAGGCGCTTTTCGAGCATTTCTGCCAATCCCAATGCACGATCCAATCCGCGGTTCCGCACGCGCAATACGAGCCGGCGCACACGATCGATTGGGTGCTCGACCGCGCGGCCTGGTCAGTGGCGAATCGCAAGACTGAGATCGTGATGATCGACCCGTGGAACGAACTCGACCGCGCGCGCAAGCGTGACGAACTCATGACCGACTACATCGGCCGATGCCTGATGCTGGTGAAGGATTTCTGCCGGTCGACAAGCGCGATCGTCGTGATCGTCGCCCACCCCACGAAGGCCATCCATCAGAACGGCGGTCGCGTCGTGAGCCTTGCCGATATCGAGGGATCAATGAACTGGTTCAACAAATGCGACAACGGCCTGATCGTGGTGCGCGAGGCAGGCCAGAACAGCGCCAAGGTGATCAGCGCCAAGGTGCGCGAGATCGGCGCCGGCAAGCTTGGTAGCTGTCATTTCACCGTCGACCCGCTCACAGGCCAGTTCGTCCCCCAATACGGGAGCGATTCCGATGTCCAGTAGCCCGAGGGCGCGCGAGTACCGACAATTGGTCGAGGACGTCGTGTCGAGCGGACTGCTCAGCGACGAGGAGCGCGCGGAACTGCGGGACATGCTCAAGCGCATTCAGCGCAAGATGGCCGCGCAAATGCCGGCGAAGGAATCGGCCGAATGACATGCCGCACCCGTGGATCATCGCTGATGAGACGTTGTTGCGAGGGCTCACGGCGCAGGTCAGGCGGCAGCGGGCTTTGGTGATCGAACAGAGGTTCAGGAGGACGGCAGAGATGGCATTCGAACACAAGGCGCTGAAAGGCAATTGGGCGGCATTCCGGAAGAACCTCGAGGCGCTCAACACCGCGCTCGCCAAGGGC